TATTATGAAAGCTCCTGTAGAAGTAACTAAAGTTACTATGGGAGAAACTGAAACATACATAGAACCAGATAAGATTGTAGCTGCATGGTGTGGTAGGTTTGATGATATCAACAAAACTCATCAGAGACTAGAGTTAATTATTGAATGGTACAATGCTTGGACAGTAATTGAGAACAACATTTCACTATTTATCCAATACATGATATCTAAAAAGAAACAAAGATATCTTGTACCTAAGAGTCAGATCATGTTCTTGAAAGATCTGGGTGCAAATGCTAACGTATTCCAGGAGTATGGTTGGAAAAACACAGGTACATTATTTAAAGCACACTTGTTAAGTTATACCATTGAGTACTGTAAAGAGGAACTAGATGTAGAAACTAAAACAGATGGTACTATTGTAAGAACCAAATATGGAATAGAACGTATTCCAGATCCTATGTTACTTAAAGAAATGCAAGAATATGCAGATGGTGTCAACGTGGATAGACTTGTTTCATTTGCAGCCTTAGTTGCTTTCATGAGAATACAGCAAGCTAACAGAGGTTACTCTAAGAGAGTTATCATGGATGATGCTTCTAAAAACTTGCAAAAGTCAAATAATTTGTTTAAATTAAATAGAACCCCGTTCCGTCATATGGGACAGGGGTCTAAAGTTATTAATGGGCAAGTTTTTAATAGGTCAGCTTTTAAAAACTTTAAATAGTAGATATGCAGGTATATAATGCTTTACAATTAAAAAAGGGTGCTAAGGTTGAGCAAAACAGACTTGGTAGTGTTATGCAACCACTTCAGTTCGTACCTGAGAAAGAGAAGGATGATGAGTGGGCTGCCTGGAACTTAGACTGGTTAGAATGGAATGGTCTAAAACAAATCCGTAGAAATGCCCGCAAGTTAATGAAGAACTACAAACTTGCAAAAGGTATCATTGATAGAACTGACTATATTATAGAAGAGAACAATGAGTACAAAGATGTTGTAGAACTACTTACCAAAGATGACCCCTCAGTACTAGAACTAAAGTTCTATCCTATTATTCCAAATGTTGTTAATGTTCTTGTAGCTGAATTTGCTAAGAGATCTACTAAACTTACATACAGAGCTATTGATGAGCATTCATATAATGAAATGCTTGAGCAAAAAAGAGCAATGGTAGAAGAGACTCTTATGGCTGATGCTCAGATGAAGATTGTTACTTCTCTCATTGAACAAGGTCTAGATCCAGAATCTGCAGAAGCACAAGAAGAACTTTCTCCAGACAAACTCAAAACACTTCCCGAAATTGAACAATTCTTTAAAAAGAGTTATAGATCAATGGTGGAAGAATGGGCAACTCATCAACATAAAGTAGATGTTGAGAGATTTAGAATGGAAGAACTTGAAGAAAGAGGTTTCCGTGACATGCTTATTACAGATAGAGAGTTTTGGCATTTTCATATGATGGAAGATGATTATGAAGTAGAGCTCTGGAATCCTGCAGTTACATTCTACCATAAATCTCCAGATGCAAGATATATTTCTCAAGGTAACTGGGTAGGTAAAATTGACATGCTTACTGTATCTGATGTTATTGATAAGTTTGGTTATATCATGACAGAAGAGCAACTTGAGGCTCTTGAAGCAATTTATCCTATCAGATCTGCAGGTTATAATATTGGTGGACTACAGAATGATGGTTCATTCTATGATGCTACTAAAACTCATGACTGGAATACTAATATGCCATCACTTGCATATAGACAATATACTTCTGCTGTAGCAGGTTCTGTATACAATGGTGGAGATATTATAAATCAAATCTTATCACAAGGAGAAGACTACTTTGATCAGGGTACAGCATTCTTACTTAGAGTAACTACCGGTTACTGGAAGTCTCAAAGAAAAGTAGGTCATCTAACTAAAGTAACTGATACCGGAGAAGTACTTACTGAAATTATTACAGAAGACTATAAGGTAACAGATAAACCTGTATATGATACAAGACTCTTTAAGAACAAGACAAGAGATAACGTAATCTTTGGAGAGCATATTGACTGGATCTGGGTAAATGAAGTTTGGGGTGGTATTAAGATTGGTCCTAACTTACCTTCTTTCTGGGGTATGAATAACCCTGGTGGGTTTTCTCCAATTTATATTGGTATACAGAATAACCATATTGCTCCACTTAAGTTTCAATTTAAGGGAGACAATAGTTTGTATGGTTGTAAGTTGCCAGTAGAAGGCTCCGTATTCTCAGATAGAAATACTAAGTCTACTGCACTTATTGATTTAATGAAACCATACCAGATTGGATACAACATTGTAAATAATCAGATTGCAGATATCTTAGTAGATGAACTTGGTACAGTAATTATGCTTGACCAAAATAGTTTACCCAAGCACTCACTTGGTGAAGACTGGGGTAAGGGTAATTATGCTAATGCATATGTAGCAATGAAGAACTTCCAAATTCTTCCTCTTGATACATCTATTACAAATACAGAGAATGCATTAAACTTTAACCATTTCCAAAAATTAGATCTAGCTCAGACAGAAAGATTAATGTCAAGAATTCAATTGGCTAATCACTTTAAGCAACAAGCATATGAAGTAATTGGTGTCAATCCACAGAGAATGGGACAACAGTTATCTCAGATGACTGCTACAGGTGTAGAACAAGCAGCTGCGGCTTCTTATGCACAGACAGAGATATTCTTTATCCAACACTGTGATTATCTAATGCCTAGAGTACATCAAATGCGTACAGACCTAGCACAATACTATAACTCAACTAAACCATCTGCAAGACTAAGTTATATTAGTGGAGCAGATGAAAAAGTAAATTTTGAGATTAATGGTACAGATCTCCTAATGAGAGACCTTAACATATTCTGTAGTACCACTGCAAACCATAGAGCTGTTCTTGAACAGTTAAAGCAAATGGCTATGCAAAATAATACTACTGGTGCATCTATCTATGATCTAGGTAAAGTTGTTCAATCTGAATCTGTAGCTGAACTTAGTACAGCACTTAAAGATTCTGAAGAAAAACAACAAGCTCAGAAACAACAAGAAATGCAACAGCAGCAAGAAATGCAGCAACAACAAATTCAGTCTCAACAACAAATTGAGAAAATGAAAATTGATTCTGTTGCTGCTGAGAAAGAGAAAGATAGACAAAGAGATATTCTAGTTGCTGAAATTAGAGCTGCCGGTATGGGTGCTATGACTGATGTAAATAAAAACATGGAATCTGACTATATGGATGCCATGAAAGATATTAGACAAACAGAGCAGTATCAACAACAAACAGATCTTCAAAGAGAGAAACAAACTAATGAAAACATGAGACAATCTCAGAAGATGGATCTTGAAAGACAGAAGTTACAAACTCAGAGAGAAATAGCAGATAAACAACTACAAGTAGCTAGAGAAAATAAAAATAGATTTGATAAAAAATCTTCTGAGAAGAAATAGATAATGGCTAGCTATATAGTCCAAAAAATTATCATTCCTATTTTAAATATTTGAAGTTTATTTTGTATATTAAATTATAACCAAAACCAACAGTAATGGAAGAAACCAACAAAAAGCCTGAAGATCAGGTACAAGACTCTACAACGGTAGGTCAGGTAGATGTAAACATTGATGAACTATTTGGAATGCCTGGGGCAGAGAATGTAATGTTACCCTCAGATACTGATAGTTCAAATGACAGTCCAAAGTCTGTGTTCTCAAAAACACAGGATTTAGACACCACGTTCCTTGACAAGAAAGATGATAATCCTGATCCAGCAGCACCAGTATCAGCAAAGCAAGTTGATGAAGCAATAGCTCAACTTGATGACATGATTAGTCAAGAAGAAGAAACTGGTAACAAAGGAAGACCTAAAGTAGATAAGTCCGGTCTTTCTGAGCTAGCCCTAAAGATGATTGAAGAAGGTACACTTATTCCCTTTGATGATGACAAACCATTAGAGGAATATACTACTAAAGACTTCAGAGAATTATTTGAAGCTAACTTCCAAGAAAGAGAGAATAAGATCAGACAAGATACTCCAAGAGAGTTCTTTCAATCTCTTCCTGAAGAACTTCAAGTAGCAGCTAAATATGTAGCTGATGGTGGTACAGATTTAAAAGCTCTCTTTAGAACTCTTGCAGAGGTAGAAGAAGTAATTGATCTAGATCCAAGTAATGAGTATGATCAAGCAGAGATTGCAAGACAATACTTATATGCTAAAAGATTTGGCTCTCCAGAAGAGATTGAAGCTGAAATCAATGACTGGGCCGATATGGGTAAACTAGAAGCAAAAGCTCAACAGTTTAAACCACAGTTAGACAGAATGCAAGAAGAAGTAGTAGCTAGAAAACTTGCAGAACAAGAGCACAAAAAAGAACAACAAGCTCAACAAGCAAGAGTATACACAGAGAATGTGTATAACACACTTGTTGCAGGTGACTTAAATGGAATTAAACTTGATAAGAAAACCCAGAGTATGTTATACTCAGGATTAGTACAACCAAGTTATCCATCTATCTCTGGAAGACAAACTAACTTATTAGGACATCTTTTAGAAAAGTATCAGTTTGTAGAACCAAGACATGATCTTATTTCAGAAGCTCTTTGGTTACTTTCTGATCCAGAAGGATACAAAGGCAAGATTAAAGAACAAGGTTCTAAGGCTGCTGTAGAGAAAACAGTTAGACAACTTAAAACAGAAGAGGCAAGAAAAATTACTTCTTCTTCAATACAAGAGTCTGATGAACCAAGAAGAGCGGGTAATAAACCGCAAAGAACACTCTCAAGACCAAATAATTTGTTCAAGAGATTTTAATTAGTAACAATTTAAATTAATATATACAATGGCAACTCCAGTAATGAACAATGGTATATTCCTCAGGGATACCGCTTACAATGCAAGTTCCCATGTGGATTCTTACCACTTGGTGAATATGCTGAAAGATGCAGAGCCAATGGACCTTGGTCCAGTGGATCTATGGGCTATGGCTCAAAAAGTTGAAATGCCTCTTTATCAGATGTCTTCATTTGGTGGCAAAAATGTTATCATGGTAGATAACGCACGTGGGGAATACAGATGGCAAACTCCGGTTTCTATTGACCTTCCTTACATTGTTGAGGATATTGAACCAGACAACAACTTCAAAGGTGTTGATGGTACTACATTCCGTATCAAACTTAACAAAAGAGAATTTGGACATGGTGATATCATCACTTATGACAAATACAATGGTGTTGAGATGTACATTACACAAGAAGATATTCTTCCTTTAGGTGATGGTTACATCTATACTGTTCAGTTAGTAA